GATTTATATGATCCTCAGATATGCAAAACAATTTTTCCTTGGATGCCATATGAATATTGTTTTGGCTTTTATTTAAAACAGTTTGAGGAATTTGTTCATTTGATTCCAGTTGATTATTTTGAAAACGTTGTTGATCAAGATTGTTTAAATTTTAGATACGATGATATAAATTTTATTGCAAATCAATACGCTCTCATACTAAAAAGAAAAAATGGTATTATTCAGCCATTTTTTTACAATTTTTCTAAATCTTTAGTTTTGAACGTTAAGATTTATTTAAATTCTAAATTAGATAATTCTTTTTTAACTCAAAAAGATGTTTGGCTAACTGGAAGTTCACTGGCGATTAACGATATAGTTAAATTCGAAATAACCGATCAAAATGGGCGAATGATATGTAAAGAAGTCAAATATTGTTCGGACGATGACATTCTAGCTATAGAAAATTAAAGTACTTTTGAGACTTTTGGTGTAACTTTTAATATAAGAAAATGGCTCGTCAATATAACAAAAAGTCTGATTATTGGACAAGGTTTAATAAAATTCAGCCAGTTCAAGTTTCGCAAGCCTCTTATGAGCCAAAACTTATGGGTGAGCCTTTTTACAAAGAGGTTTCAAATGCTTCTGTTAGGTCAACGCAAACAGATTCGCCTACAAAAACAAGAATTCCCAGAAACGGAACAGATATTCATGTCGGTCGCTATTCTTTACTGAGCCAAGGCATTCTGCCATATGAATATACAAAAGACGGAGTAGATATAAGAGACGCAATTATGCTTTGCCAAAAAGCTTATGCTAATGTCGCGATAGTTAGAAATACTATAGATATAGCTACTGAGTTTGCTAATACGGATGTTTATCTTGAAGGTGGGACTGAAAGAAGTAGAGAATTTTTTCAAAAATGGTTTGATAAAATCAAACTTTGGAAATTAAAAGATCAGTATTTTCGCGAGTATTATCGCAGTGGAAATATTTTTCTTTATCGAATTGACGGTAAGTTTAATGCAGAAGATTTTAAGCTACTTTCTGGTTTGAGCGAAAATGGAATTAAGAATAATAAAGTCCCTCTTCGTTATATTTTAATTAATCCATATGATATTGTTGCTAAAATATCTAGCTCATTTGCAGAGGCCGTTTACGAAAAAATTCTTTCTGAATACGAGCTTGAGCGTTTAAAAAATCCTAAAGATGATGCGGATGTTGAGCTTCTTAATGGATTTGATCCAGAAATTCAAAAACAAATTAAAGGTAAGCAATATTTTAGAGATGGTTTGAAAATGAAACTTGATCCAAAGTATTTGCTTTATTCTTTTTACAAAAAACAAGATTACGAGCCATTTGCAGTTCCTTTTGCTTATCCTGTTCTTGAAGATATTAACGCAAAGATTGAACTAAAACGCATTGATCAAGCAATTGCCCGCACTGTAGAGAATGTAATTCTTTTGATTACGATGGGAGCGGAGCCAGATAAAGGCGGTATTAATCCCGCGAATATGACTGCCATGCAAAACTTATTTATGAATGAAAGCGTCGGTCGCGTTCTTGTTTCAGATTATACAACTAGAGCGGACTTTGTTATCCCTGATTTGAAAAAAGTTGTAGGTAGAGAAAAATACGAAATTCTAAACGAAGATATTAAAGAAGGTTTGATGAACGTTATGCTCGGAAACGAAAAGTATAATGGTCAAAGTGCGAAAATTAGCTTTTTCATGGAGCGTTTAAAAGAAGTTAGAAATGCATTTCTTAACGATGTTCTTCAGCCAGAAATTATTCGCATATCAAAAGATTTAGGCTTTCGTTCTTGGCCAACTGCCAAATTTACTGAAATTGATTTGAAGGATGAAACTCAATACATGAGAACAATCAGTCGTTTAATGGAGATTGGTGTTCTTACTCCAGAACAAGGTATCGAATCAATTAATAACGGCAAACTTCCAGACCCAACTGACCTCGCGCCCGCGCAGCAAAAGTTCGTCTCGGATAGAGAAAAAGGATATTACAATCCAATTGTTGGTGGAGTTCCAATGATTCAATCAGAATCTTCTGATCCTACAGCGGCTGCTCCAACTGCTGCTCCGACACAATCTGGAGCAGGAAGACCTTTAGGGGCTACAGCATCAAGAAAAGATATTCAAACAACAATTTACGAGATAGATGCTTTTATGAAAGCAGCAGAGGATTTCGCTGCTAAAAAATTTGCCGTAGCTTCTTTAAGCGAAGAGCAAAAATCAAATATAGTAAATTTATGCAAGAAGGTTATTGCATCAAGTTCAAGACAAGATTGGGTAACAAATGTTCAAAAGTGCATGGCTAATCTTGATGAAATTGAAAGATTGCAACCAATGAAATCTGTTCTTGATACAGCTGACGAATTTTTACTCGATGAATATTCTGCGGCCATTTTGCATCATTCTGCTGTAAAATAAAATATGGCATTCAAGTATAGCACGATTTTGGACAATGTTGCTGTCGCTTGTTATGGTATTTCGGACGAACGTTTTAAAATCTCCAAAGCTTCTTTGGATGAATTAAAAAAACTTTCTCCAAAAATAGATTTTGAAGATAATCCTGATCTTCTCGGGGTTTCTTTTAATCTCGCCGTTCCAAACATGATCAATAACAACGGCGATGGTATTTCTGGCGCTACTGCATCAAAGATTGCAAAGCGTTTCATGAATAAGTATCTTAATATTGAACACAACAAAGAACGTGTAATCGGACACATTACAAATTATTCTTTCAATAGAATTGGAGATAATAAATTTTTAACAGAAGAGGAAGTTGGTAAAACTCTTGATCCTGTTTATCTATCAGTTGCCGGTGTTATTTATAAAACTGTTGACAAAAAATTTACATCGTTAATGCTAAGAAATTCTGATCCAAAAGATTCTTTTTACAATTCTATTTCTGCGAGTTGGGAAATTGGTTTTAGTAATTATTATTTAGCAGTTGGAAGTCAGTCTTTAAAAGAGGCTGATATTATCACAGATCCAAAACAAATTCAAGAATTTTCTCAATTTTTAAAAGCAAAAGGTGGAGCCGGTAAATTAAAAGATGGAACTCCGGTTTACAGATTAATAGTTGGAGAGATTTATCCTTTAGGCGGGGGTTTCACAACTAATCCAGCCGCGCAAGTCAATGGTGTTGTAGCATTTGAAGATGCTCCGTCATTTTCTGTTCAAGAGGACGAAAAGAAAAATGAAGAGGTTGAAGCTAATGAAAATTGCATCGAAGAAGTCAGTGCATTTTTAACGAATAAAAAATCAAATTCCATTTTACAGATAAAAAATGTAAAAACAATAAACCATATGGACTTAGAAAAACTTATCACAGAGTTAAAGTCTGCTCTTCTTGAAAAGAAATTTGGCGAAGAGGCTGTCGCTTCAATGACCAGCCATTTCGCTGAAGCTATCAAACAGAAGGACGCAGAGTATCGCGACTCCATTGCAGCTGAGAAGGCCGCTAAAGACAAAGCCGAGAAGCTTTACAATGAGACAGTCGCTTCAGTAGAATCAATGAAGGCAGAACTTGCCAAAACACAAGAAGAGCTTAATAAAATTAAAGAAGCCCAAGCGCAAGAAGAGGCTGTAGCTCGTCTTAATGCCCGTGTTGGTGAACTCGACGCCGCTTATGAACTCAACGATGACGACCGTAAACTTATCATTGGCGAAGTTCAAGCTCTTGAGGCGACAGAAGAGGCTTTTGCTTCTTACAAAGAGAAGTTCGCTACCGTATGGAAGCACAAGAATAAAGAGTTTATCAAAGCCCAAGCCGCCGAGATTGAAAAGAAAATCTCTGAGCAAGTTGAGGCTCGTCTTAAAGAAGTCAGCAAAGCTTCTGCCACTGCCGAAGTAAAGGTAGAGGAAGAGAAAAAGGCTGATGTCGCTGCCGCATTAGATAATGCTACAGCCACCAATAAGGCCCCCGATAGCAAAATCGCTGTCGAGCAGTCTTTCCGTGAGAAGTTCGCAAAAGCTTTCTCTCGCGAAAATATTAGCGTAAGCTATTCTAAATAATAAAAATTAACTGTAACAAACAATTAAAGGACAACTAATATGGCAAATCGTCTCCTACCATTCCGTCAATACGACGACAATGATGTGGTAAATATGTACGCTCTCGTTGACGCAGCTGTCAACGAAAACGTAACCGGCGTTGGAACTGGTGACGCAGGAGTCTTCGTTAAAGTTTCCGCTGGCAACTTTGACCTTGACCCTGTTTCATACGCTTCCGACTCTTATCTCGGCAAGACCGACTTCCCTCATGTCGGTGTTAATCAATACCCCAAGGTAAATCTTAAAGTTACTCCAGCCGCCTCTGGCGACTTGACTAACTGCCTTGGACTCACACTCCGTCAAACTGCAAAGTTTGACGAGAACGGTGAAAAACTTCTCTATTATCGCCAGAAGGCTGAAGAGCTTATGTGCGTACTGCCCGGCCAAGCCGTTCCAGTCGCTACTCGCGGTATCTTCACCCTCTCTGCTAATGCGATTGACGGAACTCTTACTGTCGGTTCGGGCTTCAAGCTTTCCGAAAACGGCGGCAAGATCACTGGCTGCGCCCACACTGATGACGGTAAACTCGGCATCGTTCTCGGCACAGGTTCACGCACCTCGCTCACAAGCGTTACTGACGCTTATGCAGGTAACTTCGCAGTAATCGGTCTGCGCATGTAATAAGAAAGGAAACTACTTAAATGAAAATCACATTAAAGCGCACCCCAGAACAGATTGAGCTTATCAAAGCAATGGCTAGTCGCAATCGCACTGTTGCTTATGATGCTCAAGTCGCACTCGCTGAGTTCATCGGACCCGTTCTTGCAGAGGTTATTAACAATGCTCCTACACTGAGCAATTTGTTCACCAGCCTCTCATACAACGCTGATGATAATCCCAGCATTCCTCTCGACCTGTACTACGACGTAACTGACGAGGACTACATCACTGTATACTCACAGTCCGTAGCTGGTGGTCTTCCCACCAATCAGGTTCTCCCCACAGTCTCCGAGATGAAGCTGACCACCTACACACTGGACAGCGCCCTCTCCTTCGACCGTCGTTATGCTGCAAAGCATCGCATGGACGTTGTAGCTAAGACATTCACCCGTATGGCACAGGAAATCCTGCTCAAGCAGGAGCGTACTTCTGCCACATTGGCCATGACTGCTCTCGCTAACGCAGAGACAAACAGCAAGAAACACGTTCAGCGCGCTAACGTTGCTGGCCGTTTCCTTCTCGCTGACCTTAACGAACTCCTCACTCTGGCAAAGCGCATCAACACATCATGGGCCAAGGGAACACCTGCCTCTGGTTCACGCGCTGGCCTGACTGACCTTCTGGTTTCCCCAGAGGTCACCGAGCAGATTCGTGCTATGGCTTATAACCCAATTAATACCAAAGGCTCTCCCTCCGTAGCTGGCACCGCCGGTAACGGAAGCGAGAACGGTATCGCCGCTACTGATGAAATGCGCACAGCTATCTACAATAGCGCTGGTATCCCCAGCTTCTACGGTGTTAATATCCTTGAGTTCAATGAACTCGGTATTGGTCAGAAGTTCAACACCATCTTCGACACAGCTGCTGCGTCAACAAACTATACAACAGCTGCTGGAAGTGGCTCCGCTCAGTTCAACGGTTCTACAACAGAAATTCTTGTTGGTATCGACCGCAGCCGTGACTCACTGCTCCGCGTCGTAGCAACAGATCCAGATTCGAACTCTGAGTTCAATCTGGTTGCTGATGATCAATACAGCATCCGTCAGAACAAGATCGGTTACTTCGGCTCCCTTGAGGAAGGCCGTGTAGTTCTCGACGTTCGCGCCCTCGTAGGCAAGATCGTCTAAGGTTAAAACCTTCTAAAGAACCCGCCTCGAAAGAGGCGGGTTTTTTATTTCATTTATAAAATAGAAAAGTGTAAATGTTACGATAGTATTTACTATGGAAATCTCAACTGGACAATCTACTGAAGTTGGCAAAGCGAGCTTATTAGAAGAGCTTAATACTATCAATGATAAAAATTCGCCAGAATATCGATCAAAAGTCAAAGAATTAGAAATTATCTTAGGTATTAAAGAAGTTAATGTTTTTGGCACAGCTAATCGTAAAATTTTTGAAGAAAATCTCGACGCTATGACCCAGTTACAACTTCAAGATTTTGCCCGTAAACTTAAAGTAGATACATCAGGTAGCATGGCGGCTATCAAAACCCGTCTTTTGCGTCAATTTGATACTCAGAACGTACAATCTAGAGGTTACTTTTCTCCCCAACCGCAGACTAAAGAACTGTTCACAAAAGAACAAAAAGAAAAAATGATGAAAGTTTTAAATGGCTAACATCGGACAAATAGCTAGTGGTATATTCTTTTATGAGTTTGATGCGGATACGTCTCAAACTAATATAAGCGTCATATCTGGTTGGCTACAGGCCAATATAGGAGAATTAAATAATTTAATTTATACTTCTCATAGCGGCACTGGAATTGATTTAAGTACAGAAGAAATTGATATTTTTAAGCATCTCTATCTTTCTCATTTTTATAAAAAGAAGTCTAGAAATGCGATAAAAACAATTGGAAGCACATCTCCATCAGGAAATATCGTTTCAGTTTCAGACGAAGATTCTTCTGTCACATTTATAAATAGCAACGAAGTTAGCAAACAATTTAGAGCTTTATCTAAAGATCATTTAGAAGAGATGAATAAATTAGTTTATGCATATAATTTTTATAAAGCTGCTCCAACTCAAGTTGTAGCTAAAACAATGGTTAGTGATGTTTTAACTCTTACTGGAACAGGCGCATAAGAAATAGATAATAATTATTTTTTTACTTTATCTTTAAGGCATAGTTTTGTGTAAATTTAAAAGGGAAAAGGCGCAACTATGTCCGCAGCAACTTATAATATTTCTATAGAAAGGAACGCCACTTTTGATGTTAGTTTGGCGTTAAAAGACGGCAATGGAACAGCTATTGATGTTACCAATGCGACTATAGACGCTGAGATAAAACAAGATTATTACTTCCCTGCTATTGTTTCATTTACGGTAACTAAAATTACCCCAGCCTCTGGAATTATCAAACTTTCTTTAACGGCGAATCAAACTGCTAATTTGCACGTTGGTACGTTGAAGTATGACGTTTTTGCGCAGTATTCAAATGGAGTTATACAAAAAATTTTAAAGGGTACTGTCTCAGTAGAAGAAAACATTACAACTCTATAACACCATGTCTGAAATTGTAGTGGTAGAAGTTAGCAGTCAAACAGGAGTTATAGAAGTAGTAGAAACTGATTTCCTGCTTCATAATTCTTCTATTGACTTACAAGGTGGAGCAAGTGGACAATATTATCACTTAACAAGTGGACAGTATGCTAATATTAGTGGACTTATTGAAAATAATTTTGATCCGAGTAACGATGTTTATTTCGAAAAAAATGTACATGTAAGTGGAACAGTTTTACAAGGAACTGGATACAATAATTATTTAACTGGATTAAGAGTAATTTCTGATGGAAATTTTTCAACGAATGGTGACGCTCAATTTTCAGAGTATATCTTAAAAAGAGAAACTACAGATGCTTCAACATACGAATTGCAGTTTACAAATACATCAAAAAAACTTTCATTACCAGACAATACTTCTTGGTACTTTAAGTTAAGGGTGATAGCAAAAGATACTTCAAATAATACAGCAATATTTAATATTGATGGTGCAATTAAAAAAGGCGCTAGTGCAGGTTTTACGCAAATCGTTGGTAAATGCACTGTTTTAAATATTGTAGACGAAATAGGCACTGGAGGCGTTTCAGTTTCAGCAAACACTTCATATGGATATCTACAGGTAGATGTCGTAGGAAAAGCCGCAACAACAATTCATTGGGTTGGCTATCTAAATTTAGTAGAGGTAAAATAGAAAATCGTGTAAATTATTATAACGGGAGAATTTAAAAATGGCAATATATTATACAGGAGTAACCAACGGTAACCAGATCGATTTCAGAACTGGTGACGCTTCAACAGTAGCAGCTGACGTAAAGCAGCACTTTATAGAACAGAGCGTAACTGGTAATACAACAGGTACTACTCCAAGCAATAAAGCCGTTTTTGATTTTGGTACTGGATTATCAGGGTATTTGTATACAAATGCCGGTGGCCTTTATCAGTTGTCAGCTTTATCAACTGGGACTGATATTGCAGCTATCAATTTAACAGGCAGAGTTAGTGGACTTTCTTTCGTAGATAGCGTCACAATTTCTGGTGGAGAAGGATTAGATCTTTCTGTTTCAAGTGATGCGATTGTTTTATCTCATACAGATACTTCTAGCGTAGCTGATCTTTCCGTTAATGCTGCTGCTGGATCTGCAATTACTGGAATTAGTTTTACCTATGATACTTTTGGCCACGTTTTAAGTGCAACTGGTACAACAGCTGTTATTGTTCGCGATCAAATTCAAAGCGGAGTAACAACTACTGCTCCTAGTGAAGCTGCTGTTCACAATCTCTCTGGAATGCTGAGACCTCTCATTAATCAAGCTCTTGAGAGAGATCTACAAAGCGTAACAAATAGCGGAAGCGGAACAACAAATGGAATCATAATCGGAAAAGATCTTATTGTAAGTGGTGATGTTACTTTAGGTAGTGATTCTTCTGATACAGTTACTATAAATGCTGGTCCGGTTGTTTTAGTAAATGCAGTTACTGGTTCTGATGGTCTTGTGTTTGGTCCAAATGATACTGGAAAAGTTTCTCTCTATAAATCAGACGCAAATGTTTTAAGACTTGATGGTGGATTGGTAATTACAGGTAATCTTACAGTTCAAGGTACAACAACAACAATTGAAAGCAACATTGTTTCTGTCGGAGATAGCATTGTTCTCCTCAATGGAGATTTTACTGGATCTGCTCCAAGTGAAAACGCAGGTATTGAAGTTGAGCGTGGAACTCAAACCAACACATTATTGATTTGGAATGAGGGGACAGATCGTTGGACATTCACCAACGATGGTTCAACTTATTATAACATACCAGTTACATCGGAATTAACTTTGGATGCGACCACGACAAATGGAGCGTCAACATCAAATGATATTGTAGTTGGTGGAATTACGGTTTCTGGAGCCGCTCAAGCAAAGTCTGATCATTTTGTGGTCTATTGCAATACTTCAAATTCTACAACAACCGAGATGTTCTTAAACGGAACAAATGGTAGAATAACTTTGGCCAGCAACAGTGCTGTTGCATTTAAAGGAAATATTACAGCTTTTGATTCAGCTAATGCGAAAGCGGCTTCTTGGTCTTATAACTGTCTCGTCGCTAATAAAGCAGGAAACACTGCTTTAGTTGGCGCGGCTCACGTTATAAAATTAGGCGACGATTCAAATGGTGTTTGGGAAGTTTTTGTTGATGGAGACAACACCAATGATTCGTTAAAATTGCAGGTTAAAGGAGAAAATGCAGCGAATATTAAGTGGACAGCGAGTGTAATAAGCTCAGTTGTTTCTTAATATTTAGCAAATTAAAATTAACATAAAAGGAATATGGGCAAGTACTATTTAGGCACAGGCACTTCTCAGATTAACTTCCAAGTAGTTGATGCTACTGGGGTTATAAATGATCTTAATTTAAGTGGCTTGTACTTAAGTACAACTGGCAAAGCAGCCGATTCTGATAAATTAGACGGTTTTGATGGCTCGTATTATTTAAACGCTAATAATATTACTGGCGCTTTTACTGGAATTGTTACGGGAAACAGTGGAGTTTTTAATTCAATAACTTTTAATACTGGATTAGGGCTTGTTTCTAATCCCGCCCAGCTTTTATGGAATGATGATCAAGCTTCTTTAGAATTAGGTTTACTTGGGGGAGCCACAACTAATTTAGGGCAAGATTTAGTAGCTTATGTCAGAAATGCTGAAACGGGAGTAATTTCTAAAGGCGAAGTTGTTTACTTGTTTGGTGCGCAAGGCGATAAGGCCACAGTAAAATTAGCTTCAAATCTTTCTGACGCAACTTCGTCAAAAACTCTTGGTGTTGTAATTGAAAATATCGCTGCTGGACAACTTGGTTATGTAAAAAGCGTTGGCGTTGTAGACGGATTAAGTCTTGCAGCTTATAATGATGGCGATATTCTTTGGCTAGGAACAACACCTGGTTCACTAACTGTAACAAAACCGCAAGCGCCATATCATATGGTGTTCATTGGTGTTGTTGAAAAAGCTAACAATGGAAATGGCCAACTCTATGTAAGAGTTCAAAACGGTTATGAGCTAGAAGAGCTTCATGACGTTAAGATAATTGCACCAACTGATAATTCAATTCTCGCTTATCATACTGGATCTGGAGTTTGGCACAATACTGACCTTCTTGAATTAAACGGAACTGGTCAGCATTACGTTTCTGGTTCTTTTAATGTTGGGGCAACATTATCCGCAGAAGCTATCGTAAGAAACGTTTCAATAGAAACAACAAATTATCAAATTACAACTGACGATGATGTTGTTGTTATAAATTCTTCATCTTCGTCAACAGTTACTCTTATCGCTGCTTCTTCTAATGCTGGTAGACAATTTGTAATTAAAAACAAAGGCAGTGGACAAGTTATAATTGATGGAACTTCTCTTGGTCAGATTGATGGATTAAATAATTATTATTTACCACAATATACTTCTGTTACTTTAGCTAGCGATGGAACCACTTGGAATATCGTTGCTTTAAGCGGTTTGAATGGTACTTCTGGAATTAGTGGAACAAGTGGTACTTCTGGATTAAGCGGGTCTTCTGGGACAAATGGAACTTCTGGAACGAGTGGGACGAATGGTACAAGCGGTACAAGTGGCTCTAATGGCACAAGTGGTACAAATGCAGTTAGCGGTATAAGTGGTACAAGCGGTACAAGTGGCACAAGCGGCTCTAACGGTACAAGTGGAACAAGTGCTGTAAGCGGTATAAATGGCACAAGCGGTACAAGCGGTACAAGTGGTGCAAGCGGCTCTAATGGCACAAGCGGTACAAATGCAATTAGTGGCACAACAGGAACAAGTGGTACAAGCGGCGCAAGTGGTTCTAATGGTACAAGTGGTACAAATGGAATTAGCGGTACAACTGGAACAAGTGGTACTAGTGGTGTAAGTGGCTCTAATGGTACAGGTGGAACAGCTGGTACAACTGGCACAAGTGGAACTAGTGGTATAAGTGGAATTAATGGTACAAGTGGTACAAGTGGCAATTCTAGCGGAACAACTGGTGCAAGTGGTACTAGTGGAATAAGTGGCTCCAATGGAACAAGCGGAACTGGAGGCGCAAGCGGTACAAGCGGAGCTAGTTCCACAAGTGGAATAAGTGGCTCTAATGGAACAAGCGGTACTAGTGGAGCTTCTAGTGGCACAACCGGAACAAGCGGTACAAGTGGCGCTAGTGGTTCTAATGGTACAAGCGGTACAAATGCAATTAGTGGTACAACCGGAACAAGTGGCACAAGTGGCGCAAGCGGCTCTAATGGTACAAGCGGTACAAGTGCAATTAGTGGAACAGCTGGTACAGTTGGTACAAGTGGAACAAGTGGCGCAAGCGGTTCAAATGGAACTTCTGGCACAAGTGGAAATTCTAGCGGAACAACTGGAACAAGCGGTACAAGTGGTGCAAGCGGTTCAAATGGAACTAGCGGCACAAGCGGCGCATCTAGCGGCACAACTGGTGCGAGCGGCACAAGTGGCGTAAGCGGCACAACTGGAACAAGTGGCACAAGTGGAGGAAGTGGTTCTAATGGTACAAATGGCACTAATGCAGTTAGTGGTACTAGTGGTACTGGTGGAACTAGTGGAACAAGTGGCGCTAGTGGTTCTAATGGCACAAGCGGTACAAGTGGAAATTCTAGCGGTACAACCGGCACAAGTGGCACTAGCGGTGTAAGCGGCGCTAATGGCACTAGCGGTACAAGCGGAGCATCTAGCGGAACAACTGGTGCGAGCGGTACTAGCGGTTTAAGTGGCACAAGCGGTGCAAGTGGCTCTAATGGTACAAGCGGCACAAATGGCATCAGCGGTACAACTGGAACAAGTGGCACAAGTGGCGCAAGCGGCTCTAATGGTACAAGCGGTACAAACGCAATTAGTGGTACAACTGGAACAAGCGGTACAAGTGGTGCAAGCGGTTCAAATGGAACTAGCGGCACAAGCGGCGCATCTAGCGGAACAACTGGTGTGAGCGGCACAAGCGGTGTGAGCGGTACAAGCGGGGCAAGCGGCTCTAACGGAACTGCTGGTACAAGCGGCGCAACAAGCGGTACATCAGGCATAAGCCGCACTAGTGGTTCAAGTGGTACAAATGGTGTTAGCGGAACAAGTGGCATTTCTGACGGCACATCAGGTACAAGCCGCACCAGTGGAACAAGCGGCACAAATGGTACTAGTGGAGTTAATGGAGCCACTGATGGTACAAGCGGTACAAGTCGTACAAGTGGTGCAAGTGGTTCAAATGGATCTAGTGGTACAAGCGGCGCATCTAGCGGTACAACTGGTGCGAGCGGCACAAGTGGCGTAAGCGGTACAACTGGAACAAGTGGAACAAGTGGCGCAAGCGGTTCAAATGGAACTTCTGGCACAAGTGGAAATTCTAGCGGAACAACTGGAACAAGTGGTACTAGTGGTGTAAGTGGTGTTAATGGCACTAGTGGAACTAGCGGTGCATCTAGTGGTACAACTGGTGCGAGCGGCACAAGTGGCGTAAGCGGTACAACTGGAACAAGCGGTACAAGTGGTGCAAGCGGTTCAAATGGAACTAGCGGCACAAGCGGTGCATCCAGCGGAACAACTGGTGTGAGCGGCACAAGCGGTGTGAGCGGTACAAGCGGGGCAAGCGGCTCTAACGGAACTGCTGGCACAAGCGGCGCAACAAGCGGTACATCAGGCATAAGCCGCACTAGTGGTTCAAGTGGTACAAATGGTGTTAGCGGAACAAGTGGCATTTCTGACGGCACATCAGGTACAAGCCGCACCAGTGGAACAAGCGGCACAAATGGTACTAGCGGAGTTAATGGAGCCACTGATGGTACAAGCGGTACAAGTCGTACAAGTGGTGCAAGTGGTTCAAATGGATCTAGTGGTACAAGCGGCGCATCTAGCGGTACAACTGGTGCGAGCGGCACAAGTGGTGTGAGTGGAACAAGTGGCGCAAGCGGTTCAAATGGAACTGCTGGTACAAGTGGAAATTCTAGCGGTACAACTGGTACAAGTGGAACTAGTGGTATAAGTGGCGTTAATGGCACAAGTGGAACTAGCGGTGCATCTAGCGGTACAACTGGTGTAAGTGGCACAAGCGGTGTAAGTGGCGTTAATGGCACAAGTGGAACTAGCGGCGCATCTAGCGGTACAACTGGTGTAAGTGGCACAAGCGGTGTAAGTGGAACAACTGGAACAAGTGGCACAAGTGGCGCTGGCGGTGGCACAAGTGGTTTAAGCTTAGGCGCGAGTGGTACAAGTGGTACAAGTGGTACAAGTGGAACTAGCGGCGTAAGCGGTATTAATGGTACAAGCGGTACAAGCGGTGCATCCAGCGGCACAAGCGGAACAAGCCGTACAAGCGGCGATAGCGGTTCTAATGGTTCTAGCGGTACAAGCGGCGCAACAAGTGGAACATCAGGTACAAGTCGTACTAGCGGCTCAAGTGGCACAGATGGTTCAAGCGGTCGTAATGGTTCTACTAGTGGTACAAGCGGTGTAAGTACAGGCATCACAAGCGGCACAAGTGGATCTGATGGTACAAGTGGCCGCAATGGTACAAGCGGCACAAGCGGCGCAAGTGGAACAACGAGTGGCGTAAACGGCGCTGATGGCACAAGTGGTCGTAATGGTACAAGTGGTACAAGCGGCTCAAGCGCTGGCGTTACAAGTGGCACAACTGGCGCGAGCGGCACAAGTGGTGTTAGTGGAACAAGCGGTGCAAGCGGTTCAAATGGAACTGCTGGTACAAGCGGTGCATCCAGCGGCACAAGCGGAACAAGCCGTACAAGCGGCGATAGCGGTTCTAATGGTTCTAGCGGCACAAGCGGCGCAACAAGTGGAACATCAGGCACAAGTCGTACTAGCGGCTCAAGTGGCACAGATGGTACAAGCGGTCGCAATGGTTCTACTAGTGGCACAAGCGGAGTAAGTACAGGAGTTACAAGTGGAACAAGCGGATCTGATGGTACAAGCGGTCGTAACGGTACAAGCGGTACAGCTGGTGTTAGTACGGGCGTCACAAGTGGAACAAGCGGCTCTAATGGAACTTCTGGTGTTAATGGCTCTGTAAGCGGCACAAGTGGCGTAAGTACGGGTGTCACAAGCGGTACAAGCGGCTCTAACGGAACAAGCGGTCGCAATGGCACAAGCGGCACAAGCGGCGCAAGCGGAACAACAAGTGGCGTAAATGGTGCAGACGGCACAAGCGGTCGTAACGGCACAAGTGGCACATCTGGTGTAAGCACAGGCGTTACAAGTGGCACAAGCGGTGCAAATGGTACGTCTGGTATAAATGGCGCTAGTGGAACAAGCGGCGTTAATGCAGCTTCTAGTGGCACTAGCGGTGCAAACGGCACAAGTGGCCGTAATGGCACAAGCGGCACATCTGGTGTAAGCGGCACCACAAACGGCACAAGCGGCGCTGATGGCACAAGTGGCCGCAATGGTACAAGCGGCACAAGCGGCGCAAGTGGCACTACAAACGGTACAAGTGGCGCGAGCGGCACAAGCGGCTTAAGCGGCTCTAATGGCTCTAGCGGCACAAGCGGCGCAACAAGTGGAACATCAGGCACAAGCCGTACAAGCGGCGCAAGCGGTTCAAATGGTACTAGTGGCGCAAATGGCGCTTCTAGCGGAACAACTGGAGCAAGCGGAACAAGCGGTGCTGGCGGTACAAACGGCACAAGCGGCGCTGGCGGCACAAGTGGAACAAGCACAATTGCAGTAAATGGAACAAGTGGATTGAGCATCAGTTTCAGCCCAGCTACCACAAACACCTTATCTAAATTTGGTTCTCCTGCATCAAACCTTGCTAATTCTACTGTAACTGACGATGGAACAACAGTTTCTATAAGCGCAAAGAATCTCAAAGTTGATGGTGGCGATATAGCTAACCTTCACCCATTCTTGTTCATGGGATCGTAATAGAAAAACTTACAACAAATCTTAAAATAGGATAAACTTATGGCTTTAACATATAAAGTTTTGGGAACAGCTTCAACAACAACAGGCGGTACTGCTCTTTATACAAATGCAACATCAGGTGGCGCTGTTGTATCTTCAATTATTGTTTCAAATTCAAGCACATCATCTAGAACTTTTGCAGTTCACGTTGTTCCTACTAGCGCAACTGCCGTAGCAAATCAATACTGCATTGCTTCTGGTACAACTGTACCAGCTAATGATTCTATTATTATGACTTTAGGCATTTCGTTGGCAAGCGGAAATTGTATTAAAGTTTCTGGTAGTACAACTGATGTTGGTTTTATTGCATTTGGCGCAGAAATATCATAATATGATATGCCATATAATTCATTTCAAAAATTATCTACTAGTAAACTATCTGGGGCAGATTCAATTCTACCATTTCAGCCTCATATTGTAAGTGGCACTTTAGGTCAAACATATGTTACAAGATCAGGTTTTAATAGAGTAACTCTTGGAGTTTATCCGTCAGGTGGCGCAGGAACAAGTCAACACACTGCATTAAAAGTTTATCGATCAACTGATGGAGGCAACAATTATTCTTACTACAGTGGAATAAATTTAGGAGCCTCAATTGGATACAATTTTACTGACTCAAATTTAACAACAGGAACAACGTATTTTTATCGATTTGGATTTTCCGGTTTAATAGGAGGAGTTTCTTACGAAACCACAGGATCAGGCTTTGGTATTTCAACTAAAACTCCAGTTATAGCTACTGGAGGAGACTATGTATATGGAGACGGTGAACTTTGGGCAGCTTGGACAAATAACAAGTTTTCTAAATATCATGTTTATAGAAAATCTGCAAACTTTGTTGTAGCTAATGGTGGAAGTGGTCTTGATCCTCAAGAAAAATTACATGTATTTTTGGTTGGTGGTGGAGGAGGTGGAGGCAAA